TGGATAGGTTGTGACAGGAACCGATATGGATGGACTGTTAGGTGCCGTAGAAGTGGATGTGGAAACGCTAGAGACATTGGTAGTATTTGCGACAGCGTAGGTTAATGAAGTAGGGACAGTAGTATTACCATTTACAGTGGTGATCGTTGTAGTGATTGTTTCAACACTTCCACCTGTAGCGGTAACAGCATTCGAAACAAGCGCAGCTAAATAATTAGGGTTCGATGCTGCAGCGGATGAAATAGATGCTGTAGCATTTGTAGAAGAGGGAGGAACAACCACCGGTGCCAATGCCTTGTATTGGTCCGTGGATAAAGATGAAATATTACCAGCAGTTAGGTTCTTAACCTGGTCTTGTGTATAGTTCTGAAGTTCTGAGACGGATGCTTGATAGAGACTGTCAGGAGGGATTGTGGTGGTCGTGGTAGTAGGAGCCTGTGTAGTAGTTGTAGTAGGAGCCTGTGTAGTAGTTGTTGTTGTGGGAGCCTCTGTTGTAGTTGTAGTAGGAGCCTGTGTTGTAGTAGGAGCCTCTGTTGTAGTAGTGGTAGTTGGAGCCTCTGTTGTCGTTGTGGGAGCCTCTGTTGTAGTAGTGGTAGTTGGAGCCTCTGTGGTGGTAGTGGATGTAGAAAACAGATATCCGTTCACAGTTAAATTATAAGTAGTTCTTTGAGTACCGTCGTATGATATACATGTAATAACTATATTATAACTACTATTATCATCTATTGTAACATTAAAAAAGCTGAATAAACCGCTTTTTATCGGTGTCTGACTACTTCTGTTGGATGTCAACGATACTGTAGCCAATGAACTTTCTGGTAGTACAGTTATTTCTAAACTATCACTATGTTCCGTGAAATTAATAGTAGAATTATTTGTAAACCCAAAACGTTGTCCTGTATAAGAACCATCAAATATTACTCTTAGTCCCGTAATATCCATATTCGAATTACTAGCTGGGTCTACTGTTGTGGTGGTTGTCGTTGTAGTTGATGTGGTTGTTGTTGTTGTTGTAGGAGGAACAAATGTTACATTGAGAGTGTAACCACCTGTTATGGTATATATACCTGAATAATCTCCATTATTTGGTGAAATATTAAATGATGATCCGGTATATTCAATAAAACTGCCCTCATCACCACTACCACCACCATTAGGATTCAATGTTGCTATTGTATTAGAATTACCCATAAGTGATAATGATGAGAGAGTTCCGTAATCGTCAGGAGGAATGCCACTAATTCTTACAGAAAAATTAAAAATATAATTTGAAGGTACATTAGTTATATTCCACGTTATACCGTCGTTTGTTGTAGCATTTACTTGACTCCAATCACTAAGAATTAAATACATTAAAAGACCAGGTGCTGGAAGATTTGGAACAAACGTTATATTCAGGGTGTAACCACCTGTCAAAGTATATACACCAGAATAATCTCCATTATTTGGTGAAATAGTAACCGATAAAGCCTTATAATATTTTACAGTATCACCACTACTATTAAATGAAATATTTGCTATATTAGTAGTTCCACTCATAAGAATCATTGGATTATTAGAATCTACACCATCTGGTATACCCCCATTGTTAAATACCACTAAAAATTGTTCTAATGTAGTAACATAATTAGGTAATGATGTATTCCAACTTACACCATCATTAGAGGTTGCTTTAACTGTAATTAAATTATTACTGTTTCTATCTCTATAATACAAATTAATAGTATTTAATGGTGGAGTGGGCATATGGTTATAATCTCTGATTATAAAATAAATTTAAAATTCATAAATAAAATCTAGCAAAATGAAAATGATCATCCATAGTAATGGACACACGATTCTGGGGACCGAGTGGTTGGGCCTTACTACATTTAATCGCAGCAACACCGATTGAACCCAAGAGACAACACAACGTCAAAGAATGGTTCGACCTTCTAGAGTACGCGCTTCCCTGTAAATACTGCCGTGCCTCCTTTCACGATTACACGGAGATCCAACCACTCACGGACAAGATCCTAGAGTCCCCAGACACCTTCGGGCACTGGCTCTACGAGATCCACAATCGCGTGAATGCGAAGCTCCGCGGTCAAGGGCTCCTGACCGCACCAGATCCCTCCTGGGCGTCTATCAAAGCCAAGTACGCCGATCAGACTAAGAAACTCTGTGATTCCACACCTCTCGTCGGTTGGGATTTCATGACCTCTGTCGCATTCTCCACGCCGACCCATCCCTACAAATCGGTGCCGATGCCCGACACTCCGGATGTCACCACGCATCTAACGCTGGCCGAACGCAACCGCTACAACCTTCTCACGAGGAAGGAGCGACTCGCGAAACTCCGACGTTGGTGGTCTTTGATCCCATCCATCCTCCCGTGCTCTGCTTGGCGGATCCAATGGGCGACGGCTGTGAAGCACGCGGGATCGATCGCGTCGGTCCTGGACCGCTCCCAGGAGACCGTGATGCGCCGGATGTGGCAGATCGAAAAGCAGGTCTGTGCGGGCCTCCGCTGCCAACTACCCCATCCTTCGCTCCCTGTCTTGAAGCAGGAGGTCTCCGCCTTTGAGAGTAAGTGTGGCTCCCTAAAGAAGGGGCTGACGTGTCGGACGAGGAAGAACAAGCAGCGGCGTGTCGCGATGACGCAGAGAGTACGGAGGTTACGGAAACAGGCGGGTTTAGTTTAGAACCAGAAAACCCAACAAAGCCAAGTCCAGGGTAGATCCCCTGTAAGAAACGCATCATCGCCATCCCGTGATGTCCGGTCGACGACACAAAGGCCTGAACATAGGTCCACCGACCCTTTTCATCGGCAGAAGCGAGTTCCGCAGGAATCGTCACAGACCACAGACGACCGTTCCACATCAGCTGATACACGTCCATTATATGAATATGTATCCACTGTATTTAGCCTCTCCTACAAATTATCGCTGCTCTCCCTAGAAGCAATGGAAATCAAACCGTATTGGGTACTCATAGCCGGCCTCCTCATTCTCCTCCTATTCGTAATCATCTTGGTATCTCCCGGATCTCGTAGACACCACTGGCATCAGCGCGGATATCGCCCTGGTCCCTCTCCTTCTCCTCTGGTTCCCTCCTCCAACTGGTTCGGTCCAGGCGGCACCCGTCATCTTCTGGGGTTCGACGCCATGGAAGGCTTCGCATCAGGATCCAGCGATGCCACCTTCACGATGTTCGGCGTGGATTGGTGCGGACACTGTCAGAAGGCGAAGCCCGTCTTCGAATCCATGGGGCCTACAGTGACCATCGGCGACAAGGTCGTGGCCCTTCGTTTCGTGAATCCAGAACAGGACAAGGCGGCAGCGGCAGGTTATGCGATTGAGGGGTATCCAACCTTTTATCTGGACCACAAGGGCCAGAGGACGAAGTACCAGGGATCCCGCGATCCCCAGGGCATTCACGCGTTTCTCCAGCAGCATCTCTCTGCCTAACACGGCTCTGTTGAAAGGCCAGCCATCCCACCGCAGCGGCCCGCCCCTCCTGAAATAAAGACTGACGTTCCTCCTTTGTCATAGTAAAATCAAAGGTGCCGAACACCTTGTTATTGACTGCAATCCAGTTTCGCGGTGTCTGAGTGGCCCTCTGTAATCGTGATACGAAAGAGAGACGCCCCAAATAATCGCCGATACTCTTGATGGGTTCCGGATGGAGACGTCGACCCGTGATTCCCACATCCGAACACGCAATGACCAAAGTATGATCCTTGTCCTTCACACAGGACCAGGGATGATATTCGAGCGCCGCGCCATCACAATACAGGTCCCCCGACGCATCAAACCACGGTGTGTAGAAAAGCGGTATAGAGCTCGATATCCGAACCGCCAACACTATATTCATGTTCGGTGTCGTGTTCGCATTGAAGACGGTCACACAACCCCGTGTCACATTCGTGGCAGTGATATTCAATGTCTTACCGGGCCGCTTGGCCGCGAGATCGGCAAAGGTCCACTTGGAGCATCCCGGTTCCCATGTATCAATAAAGGAGCTCAGGATCTCAATGAAAGTGGCACCCGAATTCACCCCCCAAATATTCATGAAATCCGCCACCATGTCTTCTTCGACAGTGGCCACAATTCTCGGATCAAAATGTTCTACCGCTTCTCTCAACCAGGCGCTTGTCACACCGATCGCACCGAATAGCGCACAGATCGCTCCACCCGAACATCCGTACCAATCCCGCACTTGATCGAGCACACCGGCCTCCATCAGTTTTGACAATACACCTATATGTCCGATCATGCGAACCCCGCCGGAACTGAGAGAGATGCCCGTGGGTTTCCATATTGTCGCAGGCAGTGCGTCACCGACCGTGGTCATTCCTCTAGATAAGACAAGGGAGATGTCAAATCAGATTCCACCGCAACTGACCCCCGCGTCGCTCTTCGAAGATCAGGCCAAGCTGGATGCGATGCGACTCCAAGTCTACAATCGTATTCTGGGCACCGTACATCAGAAAATCAAGGCGCATTCGACCCTGCCGAATTCGAGTCAGATGATCAGCTTCGACATTCCGGAATGGCAGCCTGGTTGTCCCCGCTTCGACGTCAAGGACTGTATTCTCTACATTGTCTGGAATCTCCGTCATTCGGGCTTCAAGGTTCTCTACGTATCGCCAAATCGACTTCTCATCAGTTGGAAAGAGCAGTCCATTCAGTATTATCAGGAGGAATCTCCGATCCGTCAAGCAATGTTAGCCACTGCCGCTTCAGCACCTTCGGCTTTTTCTTCGTCTTCGTCTTCGACAAAACAAGAGAGCAAATCCGACAAAAAGAAGACGGCCAATTATCGCCCTGCTACCGAAGGAGTGGCAGGAATGTTAGCGGGAGGTGCTACAGGATCAGCAGCTCGTAGAGGAGGAGAAGGAAAGACCGTCACCTTCATCTAACAAAACCGAAATACCGACTGTAATTTACCTCACGTTGTTCAATGTCACTGTACCCCGGCCTCTGGATTCCCAGGATAGGGCTTACACAATACCACAGGCCCACGGGCTGAAGCCGCTTCCAGAATTGATCCAGCGCATAGGTCTTGTATTCCCCTGTGGATTGAAGTAGGGCAACACTCTCCTTGAAATTCGCCAACAGCGTATCGTAGTATCGCTCAGAAACCGCATAGGCCGTTGTAGTCTGACAGCTATTCAGACGATATGTTTCTTTGTTAGAATCAATATAGGATCCAGATAGTACAATCACATCAAACTTCCGCTTCAACAGCTTCTCTAAGACAGGTCCCCCTTCCTCCAAGCTGGGGACCCACATGAAGTCATCTTCCACGATCAAGACGTTGGACCATCCCTCCTTCTTGGCCATTTCCAGGACCGCGATATGGCTCAACGAGCATCCGATCCCACCGATCGCGTTCCGAATCGCTGAGAATCGTGTTATTTTGCGCGCCGGAAATACCGACAATAGCTCCCGCTGAATCTGTGTTTTACGATCCACACGTTCATCGAGATTTATGTATACCACACGTTCAATTGCGTCAAACATTCTAGTTTTAGAAGCGCCACGCTCTATTTAGCCCTTTACCAACACCCCCACCCCCACCCCCATAACGAAAGCCGCCGCCATTCTGCCCTTTCTTCGCAAGAGCCACGGTGGTCGCGCAACGGAGCAGCGTGTCAATCGCCAACAAGAACAGAAGACCAATCGCTACAAATAAGAAGAGTTCCGCCGTGCTCTGCATAGGAGTCACCGCAGTTAGAGAATCCAATTGTCGAGTCAGCGTATCGAGTCGATTCTGAATGTCGACGGGAAGAGATACGGATTGTGTGATAGGAGCGGCTGCGGTCACCGGTGATGAAGGAGAAGGAGAAGGAGAAGGCACCGGCACCTTTCTCCACAGTGTCGACTTCCCTCCAACAGGAACAGAACCATCGGGTCGTATCAACGGTACCTGAGAGCCTTCGAGTGTGAAGGCCTTTGCCCACTCTTCGGGCTCCGCCGTCTCACCGGGGAGTGGAAAGAAATCGTGGAGAGCCACACCCTCCGTTTTTGCCATGGATGAAGGAGGCGGTCCCATGGGTTCCGGTACAGAGGATTCGGGATCCGGTGTTCCTGACAGGGGACCCGGTACAAATTGCTCCTTTGATTTCGATTTTTTATGCGACTTGCTTTTACCCGGCATAATCGGGGCTGTAAATGCCTCTTCGAGTGAACAGAATCCACTACTCATTCTCCCTTAATGGAGGCAAAGTTCTTTTCTGTACGTCTAAAACGTTCGCGAAAAGGTAGGGATGAAGACCATGGACATAATCCTATGGTTGCTTCTTGTTACATCTGTGGCAATCGCTTACACGGCGTGGATGCTCGATCGACCTAAGGCAGAAGGCTTTATTGATCGAAGCGGAGGATTTTCAGGTATCAGTTTGTCATCGCTTTCTACACAAGCACTCGATGCCGCTCCGACGACATCCGAAGTCAAGAACCATTATCGGAAATTGTTGATTTTCCTGGATGACAATATTCGAAATCATCAAGGAACCGCGTTGCCGCTGGTAAATGACACGGGAGTTCGCTTGTTTGATCGCGCAGGTGTACGTGACAATTTGACGATCGATGATTTCTTGGCGAACTGGCCTACATGGCTCACACCTCTGAGCACGACTATCAAGGAACCCGTTCCCACAACGGATGAGGCGGTGATGGGTCAATCCAAAATCCTGGCTTACCTTCAGAAGAATTTTCCGCAGGTGGACAGTGTCGATGAAGATACGGGCTCCACTGTTCGAAACCTGTATACCGATTTTGGTCAGCGATTCATATTTGAACAAGGAGAACCGGTGACGCTCCGTCCAGATTTTTTGGTTACTCCACTCTTGAAGAACTGGCGCAACCCGCTTTCAGCACGGTAAAAACCCGCTTTCAGCGCGGTAACAAACTAGCGGTCTATCATAGAGATGAATCCGGCACCCACCCCTCATAAACCCCACTGGATTCCAATGGAGCCCTCGTGGATCGTGGCAATAGGGCTCGTAGTTCTAGCCGCATTACCACATCAGGTTCCCCGTGTTGGTCGCCGTGTCCTCCAACACCCGATCGGCGCAGTTCTTTTTGCCGTTCTTTCTGGCTGGATCGCAACGAAGGTCCCCGTTCTGGGCGCGGCCATGTTTATCTTTTTGGCCGGTGTTTACCTCTCCGCAAAAGCCACAAACGCAATCGAAGGCTTCGCTCCTATTGTTCTCAATAAGGATTCCGTTCAGAAGGCCCCCGAACATAAGAAACATAATCGCTGGTTGAATGAGGAAATTCTGTCTGAAATTCCAGATGCGATCCAGGAACGAACAGATCAAACCTATTTGAATTACGATGCGGTTACAGAGCAGGAATCCGGAAAATGGACCGCAGAGGATATCTTGGGAGAGACACCCATCGGAATTCAGGAAAGAACCATCTCAACGGAACCGGAATATGACGACAGCAACTCAAGCTTCGGCCACCGATAACCATCGCCTCTCCACAAAAAACAAACACCAACAATAAGGAATGAACTTCTTGTTGGAGTTAGCACAACAGCCTCTATTCAAGTTGCTGGGTGCCATCATAGTCCTTCTCTTAACCGACATGAACCCATTGTATGGCCTGGTGGCAGGTCTCGTTTGGCTCGTCTGGATCGTGATGGGCGTTCACGCATCCAAGCAGGGTCGAAGGATTTTTTAGGGTCCCAGAGTAAGGGATGGGAAAGAAGAGCCAGCAAAACCAGAAAACCCAGCAAAACCAGACCGGTGGAATGGTCCCCTCCACAGGAGCAGCAACAGAAACAACCACCATGGCCGACAGCGTTCTGATGAGCATCCAGGACATTAACATGAACCCCTATTTGCTAGGCTGCGCCTACATCCTTCTCAATTTAGGCGGTCGCTTCATGGTACTCTCTGTCAGCCCAGGCCAGGAAGCCTTCTTACAGAATATTATCTTCCGACCCCTTCTTCTGTTTGCCATCATGTTCATCGGAACCCGCAACCTAGTTGTCGCGTTCTGGTTAACATTGGTGATCTTGATTGTTCTTCATTATCTGCTCAATGAAGAGTCCGACTGGTATCTGCTGAAACATCACGATGTGACTGGTTAGACCGTTGCGGAATGAGCGTTTTGGGCATTTATATCACGAACGGGCAACGGAAGACCCGCACATGGGTCTAAACATTCAGATTCAGAGTGGCACCCACAGGTGTGGCTACAGCCCGACGACGTCCCCGTCTGCGTTCTGTATTCATGGTGCTCTCTGTTCCAATACTGCCACTGTCACCGCCTCCAATAGAGAATTCATTCAGAGGATCCGCTGAGGAACCGACGCCTTCGCGGACGATATTGATTCCACGAGGGGGCGTGGGAGGAGGTCCGGTGGGAGTAAAGACGGCTGCGTGAACCGATGCGATGTTCGGACCGGCCTGGTTCGCCCTCTCCGCTTCGAACGCCTTCAAAATATCGTCGACACCACTGGGCCCCCGCATCTCTCTTCGAGCTCTCTGAGGTTGCTGGTGTTGCTGTTCGTGAATGGCTTCGGATGCGACATTGAAGGGGACACGGGTGTTTGCCCCCGTTCTAGGAGGAGAAGGAGGTGGGGGCTGGAAAGGAGAGCCCACGGGAGCGGGTCCACCGAAACCACTGGCCACATTCATGAAATTGCCGAGGCCGCCTCCCATCTTGGCTGCCGCCGCCGCTGCGAACTGACGCTGGAGTTCGGGATTCTCATTCAAGAGATCCGCCATTCCAGGAATCCCGGTTCGTTCCGCCATTGTGTTCGTCAAGTGGTACATGGTAGCTGACACCCCCAAGGTTCCCACCAGACGGATGAGTGGATGCATCTTGGCCTGATCCTTGTACATGTCGTACAGCTCCTCGAAGATCTCATCGAAGTCCTCCACATTCGTGTGAACGGATTCGGACCAACCCTTGAGACGGGGTTTCACGGGCAACCTGTCACCGAAGCGATCGTTCACCATCTCTACACCGGTCACGAAGGTCATGAGCGCATTGCGCTGGAAGCGAATGGAAGCCTCTAGATTACGAGAATCAGTGAGTTTGTCGTGTTCGGCCTTGATCTCCGCCAACGAGTTCGCCATGGTCATGCGGGCACCGCGAATATCATTCGCCTCAAGACGACGGAGCTTGGTGAGATACTTCTGCTTCTCGGTCGCCTCCTGTTCGGGTGTCATACCCCCCGCCTCTGCGCCACCACCAACCAGAGACCCATCGCCTTCACTAGAGAAACCAGATCCCGTGTTAATCACAAAGGGCGCGGAATCACCATCACGATTGATTCGGATGTCAGAGGCACCGGGAGCGGCATCCAGATTGACAACTTCCAGATCATCGACCGGCTTGATTTGTATGTGGGGCATCTCATTGCTTCCCGACGATGAAGAAGCAGAAGGGCCGCTGGGAGTCCCAAAGCTCACCTGGCGCTGGGATCGTGGACTCGGGGCGATCTTATTGGGATTCGCCATCAGATTCAGGCCGAGGTCATCACCAAGCTCCACAATGTCATCGCCGCCAATATCAATCTCCCGTGCTTTACTGGCGAAGGATGCCAACTCTGAGGCCGAAGGCCTGGAGGATCCACCTTCTGCGAATTGTATGCTCATACCGTTGCCTTACGGGCAGAGCTTTAATTGGTGGTTCAGACGCGGCCTTTGGTTTGTTTTTTTTGGACCCGACACATTCGCCCCTCATGCTGCGCCATCCAAGCACATCAAAAACGCATCGGCCAGATCATCCTGTTTCGCCTGTGCCGTAAACCACGCCAGCTTCTCAGAAGCAACAGAACCCACCTTTCCCAAGGTCTCCGTGACCTTCGCAATCGCTGCTAGCTTTCGTGATCGCTTCGCGTCCTTTCCTGTGCCCGCATCGGTTCCGCGTGTCTTGACACCCGCATTCACGAATTCGATCGTTCCCGTCCAGCCGTATTCCGTACGCAACCGATGATCAATGAGAACAAAGAGCATGATCTGGATGGATTTCATGTGCGGTGCGAATTCGGAAGGTTGATTCTCAATACGGACCCTGGAGGCAGTTGCTAGGAAGCCAAGTTCCGCAGTCAAACACGTTTCCATACCCACCAGGATGGTTTGGAGACTGACACCCTTGGCCTTGGGCGCTTTGTAAGGCATCAGACGGATCGCGGCAGCCTTCTCCTCCAGAGCTGTCTTGGTCAGCTTCTTGGCATCGGCTGCTGTTAGTGACAAGGGAGGTCCTTGAGCCCATCCCCTCCATGCGGCCAATGTGGTTCCTGATAGATCGAGAATGGGTTTCGCCGATTTCTTGGCGCACTTTTTACAGAGGAGTTTCGCAACGACTCGGTCATGGAAGGACGCGGGACCGCCACACAAACATCGTGTTTGGCTCTGCGATTCGGCGCCATCGGCCAACAAGTTGAGATTTGCCCACCGATCCACCGAAGTCAAGGAGCCGCTGGCATCGAACGTCGCAACACAGTAACTCAGATTCTTGATTCCAAGATCAAAAGAGGCAATCGTTGTCATTTTTCTGCTTTGAAGAGCGGGACCGTTTAGCCCTTGACCTGAAAATATGATCACAGAAACGAAAGAAGAACAATCCGGTAAGATGATGTCCGATTATGATCAGTATGCGGATTATGCCCGTGAAGATGTAATTGAATATGTACTAACGGGAGAAGGAGATCTCATAGATTCGCAAGGCGAACGAACGAACACACAATCCGTTATAGATCAAACAATAGAACTTGGATGGGAATCGGCGTTTGTCACAGTCGCATTTAGTCGCCTTGATGACACACTATTACTCGAATATCCAGATCGCCTCTTTATAGAAGATTATTTCAAGGCTCTCATTCGGCACTCCACCGTTCAGCCCCCCCTCAAAGAATCTCTGATGCGGATCGGACTTCGTCCAGATGTAGTGGACAGATTAGTGCCTCTGTTGGAACCCTTACAAGACTCCAGTTATACATACAATCAGATTCTCGATACAGCTGTCTACTATTTACTAGAGCAGTATTCACCGATTACAGAGCCACATACGTCACATCTACTCAGACCCGATACGGTAGATGAATGGTTCTCCCATAAACCGAACGTGTCAGTATTCAATATGTCGCAACCATGTTCTTCTAAAGCAGTCTCCGCCATAGAAGAAGCACTTTCATTCATCCCCGTTAAACCCACTCATAAATATTTCTTTCATACAACATCTTGGAAGGGCTCTCTCAGTATTATGGAGGGAGTTGATCGTTCGCTAGGTCGTCGCTGCCTAGACTTTGGCATTTATCCTGGATTCTATATGTCTGAAACGGTGTTAGATTGCTTGGTCTGGGGAGCCAAAAAGAATAGATTATGGAGTAATGAAACCGCGATCATGATATTCTCAGTACCAAACACTCTCCCTCCTCACATATCGCACAAGGAACTCCGAGATAATGAGTGGTCCAGCATTACAAGTCAGTCACGCGAATGTAAGGAACGTCAGGAATTACGAACAATCCGATCTTTCGATTTGCTGTATGGGGACATGGTTCGGAATCCTACAGCGGTAGAACAAGGTGTAGAAGCACCGACCACATATAGCCCTCCCAAAAAACAATTGGTTAGCAAAACGGACGCAGGGGATGCGTTCATACACTCTTGTTTAATCGGATGTATATACTTTCGAAAACAAACCAATTAAATCGACCTTATAAACTGCCATCGCATCTCCTTACAAATCTTCTCCCACACCTGATCCTGTTGATACAGTTTTTCGCGTGACTTCAAGAGCTGAAAGCACGGCAGAAACTCATCCATTTCCAGCAGCTGACACAGCTTGTAGAGCACATACGGATACGACAAGAAATTGGAGCGATTCGCGGGACAGTACTTGATGAACGCAGGCTGTATCTCCTTGAACATGTGCTGGAGCTTCTCCTCCATCTCTTTGGACAACGTAAGCATCGTCATCTGTTGCTGAATGCGGTTCTTGATCTGTTGGACATGATCATACATCTTGCTGAACTTGAGTTTCTGGAGCACTTCGCGAATCTTCTCCTTCTTCACTTTCTTCGGATCCGAGATGCGTTCCTTCTTGAGTTCCTTCATCACGGCCTCAATGACATCCTGAGGAATATCCGTATTCTCTTTTGCCTGGAACTGCGCCAGCCATTCATTGAAGTGATTGATCTTCTTGTAAGCAAAGTACGTGATTTCGCGGGGAGGATCCTTGTAACTTGGCTTCTCCGAGTCGATCAAGATGAACTCTTCGTGACCGCAACGGGGGCACCCCAGGAGCGCCTCATTCTGATGAAACGTCATCTCCACGTCGCAGGTCGGACAACATCCCCAGCCAGGTTCGATTCCGGATCCAGGCATGATACCGCTCTTGATCGCCGACGGTTCAACAACGGCCAGATATTTTTCGAGCATTTTGTCGCGATTCAGCCCTTCCGCCGACACGATTTCACTAGCCTTTTTCTTACCAGCAGAGGAAGGTGTGTTCGGTGTCTGTGGCTCCTTTACTTCCTCTGCCGAAGGAGCCTCGGTAAAATAGCTTAATACGGAGTTCGTGGGCATGCGCATGGGTTTAATCTCAATATGATCGCCTTTTGCCAATGAATCCTGTGCGTCAAAATATTGAAAAAGCATGTCACCGACATCCAAGAAATAATTGAGTCGATTGTCATCCGATTGAATTGTATGGAGAAGTCGTCGTTTCTCATCGGCCATCTCACTGAGCTGCCGCATCTCATCGCTAAAGGCGGCAGATTCCGGCAGATTTTCCATTTTTTCTTCGAGATCCTCCAACTCTTGTTGGAGTCCCTTCACCGATTGTTTCGCGGTTGCGAATTCCTTCATTTTCTGTTGATGATAGGCCTCGAGGGTCGTGGCTTTCGCAGCCGATTTTCCTTTTCTGTCCTCAATAATATCGCTGACTAACACATCGCGAATCGACATTCTGAGATGTTCATAAGAAACGGCCTTTAGCCCGATGCCGTTACCCGGAGAACTGCGGCCGGGACGAACAACTAATTTAGCCGTCACACGTTAGAGAATGGTCCAAGGTGGCATTATGCAGCTCGTGGCCTATGGTGCGCAAGACGTTTATTTGACGGCGAATCCCCAGGTGACATTTTTCAAACAGTTGTATCGGCGTCATTCGAACTTCGCGATGGAGTCGATTGAGCAGGTGTTCAATGGTGTGGCGAACTTCGGAAAGCGTGTCCAGTGCGTGATTGCCCGCAACGGCGATCTCATTCATCGTATGTATCTCCAGCTCACGTTGCCTTCCGTGGACTTGAATGATCCCACGGTCAGTGACTCTTCGGGTGATCAGTTCCGCTGGCTCAACTGGGTCGGACACAATATCATTAACAACGTGTACATCGAAGTCGGTGGGCAACAGATCGACAAACACTATGGTGACTGGCTCCACATCTGGAACGAACTCACACGTCCCGCTGGAAAACAGGCAGGATACGCGGAGATGGTGGGCAACGTGCCGGAACTCACCAATCTGATTACGGCGGTCGGAGAAGATGGCGGCTGTACGAGTGACTGTGCGGGTGGCGATCCCCATTCATCGGCGGAACAGCGCAGCTGCTGCCCTGAGTACACGCTGTATATCCCCTTCCAGTTCTGGTTCAATCGTCACGCCGGTCTCTCTCTGCCCTTGATCGCTCTCCAGTACCACGAAGTGCGCATCACGCTGGAACTCAATCAGCTTCAAAATCTCATCTGGACAAACAATCCACTCATTCTGGATGCTGTGAATGCGACGGGTATTGTAGCCGCCTCTCTGTACGTCGATTACATCTATTTGGATACGGAGGAGCGACGCCGCTTCGCCCAGGTCGCCCACGAATATCTCATTGAGCAGCTTCAGTTCACGGGGGACGAATCCATCACGTCGGCCTCCAACAAAATCAAGATGTCTTTCAATCATCCTGTAAAAGAAGTGGTCTGGGTGGTCCAGCGCGATTCCTTTATCGCATGCGATTCCTCAGTGGATCCCTGGAAGGGACAGCAGCCGTTCAATTATACGGATTACTGGGATCGCGCGGCTCTGGAATCGGGATATTCCATTTCCACGGTGGAGGGACTCGCGGGACACAATCCCGTGGCCGTGGCGAACATTCAGCTCAACGGTCAGGATCGTTTCACGCAACGCGAAGGCCGCTACTTCAATTTGGTCCAGCCGTACCAGCACCACACCAACATTCCAGCGGTGGGCATCAATGTGTATTCCTTTGCTCTGAATCCGGAGGAGCACCAGCCCAGTGGAACCTGTAACTTCAGCCGCATCGACACGGCCAGTCTCAATATGACGGTGACGAACAACACTGTCGGGAACGGAAATACGGCCAAGGTCCGCATTTATGCGACGAACTATAACGTCCTGCGCATCATGGCGGGTATGGGAGGATTGGCTTATTCCAACTAATCGTTTCTGTAAGAAATGGTTTCCAACTAAGCCCCATACGAACCACTAATTTTTCAGAATTCTGCTAAATATATGATATAATCTGTATATACTAACATAACCAATATGGAAAAGAATATGTTAGCATATAATGAAGACGGGTCTCCGACCCCGACCAACGAATTCCCCGGACCCCGGATCCTCCCGGATCCCGCCAAATTTTTTTAGATCCGTAAAGTATAAGCAATGACATCCGGTGGTTTAATGCAGCTCGTCGCATATGGCGCCCAAGACGTGTACCTGACGGCCAACCCTCAGGTTACCTTTTTTAAGCAGTTGTACCGCCGACACTCCAACTTCGCGATGGAGTCCATCGAGCAGACCTTCAACGGTGTAGGCAACTTCGGAAAGCGTGTTCAGTGCACGATCTCCCGTAACGGTGACTTGATCACCCGTGTCTACGTCCAGGTCACCCTCCCTGCCATTGATCAGGGCGTCGTTGGCTCTGGTGGCCAGTTCTCCTGGGTCCCCTACCTGGGTCAGTACATGATCAACAACGTGTATGTTGAAATCGGAGGTCAGCAGATCGACAAGCACTATGGTGAATGGCTCCACATCTGGAATGAGCTCACCTTGCCCACCGGCAAGCAGTTGGCCTACCTCAACATGGTCAACGGCTATGGTGGCGCTATTCTTGCTCCAGATGTCAGCTGCAATGCCTGCGCCACTGAGCTTAGTGCAGAGGATGCCACAACCCTTGCCTGCAACAACCCTGAGATCTCTTCTCAGGGTGATGACTGCGTATTTGGTGCCAAGGTCGTAAACCAGACCGACAAGACCGTCTCTGGCTGCATCCCTGAGCAGACTCTCTACATCCCCTTGGAGTTCTGGTTCAACCGCCACACTGGCTTGGCACTCCCCTTGATCGCCCTCCAGTACCACGAGGTCAAGATCAACGTGGAGTTCGAGAACCTCCAGTACCTGTGCAACATTGTTGGCGATGTCAAGAGCTCTCAGCAGATCTTGTCTGCCGTGGCCCAGCAGGGCTTGGTTGCCTGCTCTCTCTATGTGGACTACATCTACCTGGATACGGAGGAGCGCCGCCGCTTCGCCCAGGTTGCCCACGAGTACCTGATCGAGCAGCTCCAGTTCACCGGCACGGAGTCCGTCACCTCCACCTCCAACAAGATCCAGCTCTCCTTCAACCACCCTTGCAAGGAGATCGTCTGGGTGGTCCAGAACCCCAGCTACGTGGACTGCAACTCCAACACCAATGCTCCTTGGAGATACTCTGATTCTAAGCTCGGCAACCCCACCGCCGTGGCCAAGATCCAGCTCAACGGCCAGGACCGTTTCACGGAGCGTGAGGGCAGCTACTTCAACTTCGTCCAGCCTTACCAGCACCACACCTCCACCCCTGCCACGGGTATCAACGTCTACTCCTTTGCCCTCAAGCCCGAGGATCTCCAGCCCAGCGGCTCTTGCAACTTCTCCCGTATTGACAATGCTGTGCTCAACCTCACCCTCACCCCTGCCACCTTCCAGACTGAGATTGTCCCCCTGGATGCATCACTCGGAGATGGCGACGTTACTGGAGCCCAGACCTCTGCCAACGTCAACATCTATGCCACCAACTACAACGTGCTGCGCATCATGAGCGGTATGGGTGGTTTGGCCTACTCCAACTAAACAGCGTAAGCTGTTTTGGTGGCAAGGAGCGGCAGCGACAAGTCCAACTAAACGCGCACGTGGTTGCGGTTTGGGTGGTTGTGGTGTTATAATCTTCTTTGTCGTGTTTGTAAGAATATAGTATAGAACAAATAACTTCTTGTATCAGGATCGCAACGATCACGATATAAAAAGTTGAACCGACCATAGACCCAAGAGAACCAGGTACGATGACTTCCGTAGAAATAGACTTTGACGCAGCTTCTGCCGCCTGGATGGCCAACAAGATTCGCCGTGGCCCCGCCCTCCTGTACAAATGTACCGCGATCCAAAAGAATGGTTCTGTCTGTACCCGTGCTGCGAAGAGTGAATGTGTTCCTAACAAACCCCATCTGTGTACCCAACATTCGAAGACTTGGAGTCCACCTTCCCTCTTTGCCCTTCCTATAACACCGATCCCTTTTCTGGAAAAATCCGAAGAGACAACAACCAGAAGAAGGCCTCCCGTCTTCTTACAACGCAATTTGCGAAAGGTCCTGGTTAACGAATAAAAAACTTGAAGACCCATTTTTGATACAGATACCGATCCGTACTCTTATTCACAAGAAGAATATCAGTATGACATCTATTATTGATCGATCCCGTCGCCTAGAAATATCATCGGAGC